ATGCGGCGAGTTCGCAAATCTGGACGTCGAAACGATGGAATCTGTCCGCACTTGGCTATGGGCGGAGCGTAATTCCAGAAATATTCCAGAACTAAAATAAGTCCGCAGATGCGCTCCAGTATTGGTTGAGCGCACTTGTAAAGCTTTTTCCCCAGATTTATTTTTGCACTTCGCGAATTATTTTCTTTTCATCTTTGCGCAGATGAAAGAAGGTCTGCACATCGAACGAGACGAACTCGCCGATACAAAGAGAAAACAGAAAATATGGAACCACTAACATTCTTGGCACTATTCGCCACCTGCACAATCTGTGCATTCATTGCCGGTTATTTGATCGGCAACATCAAAGCCACCTGCCAAGCGGAGCAAACCCGCCGCTGGTGGATGAACCGCCAGATCCGCAGGGAGCGCGGGGAGGAATGATGACCGCTGAGGAACGGCACGATGCCGAGTGCCAATTCACGCGAAACATCCTTTGTGGGATGATTCAGCAGACCGTTGCCGATCTTCAAAGCGAGAAGGTCTTTCTCAGCCGACAACTAAACGAGCATCAAGAACTCGATAGAGAATCGGCGATCCACTTCATAAAGTCAAAAGCCTTCCAAGGCATCTGCGACGTTCTCGCTCTCCCAGCAGACAAAATAAAAACAAGGGCATTAAAAAATGATACTCTCACTAGACCCAGGAACGACTCACAGCGCATTCGTACAATTCGACCAACAAAAGATTGTTGACCACGGCCATCTTCCGAATGCCGAGATACGCCAGATCCTTATCGGTCGCGAATACACTCGATGCGCCTGTGAGATGATCGCCAGCTACGGCATGGCCGTAGGGGCTTCGACATTCGAAACGTGCGTATGGATCGGACGATTTATCGAGGTGGCGAGAGTAGACGTGGAACTGATTTTTAGGAAAGATATCAAACTTTTTCTCTGCGGCACGATGCGAGCCAAGGATGCGAACATTCGCCAAGCCTTGATCGACAAAGTCGGGCCGCAGGGAACAAAGAAAACCCCAGGACCGACTTATGAAATTAAGTCGCACACTTGGGCGGCACTCGCTGTGGCCGTATACGCAGCGAACAACAAAAAGGAAAATAGAAAATGAAAATAACAAAAGGAAAGCAAACACGCGCCCAGCGCGTAGTCATCTACGGAGTCGAATCCGTAGGAAAATCAACATTCGCGGCCAAGTTCCCCAGGCCGCTATTTCTCGACATTGAGCAAGGCACAAGCCACCTAGATGTGGATCGTTGCGAGATCAACACTTGGAAACAACTCACGGACGCATTGGCAGAAGCCAAAGCTACGGACTACAAAACCATCGTCGTAGACTCGGCAGATTGGGCAGAACGTCTGTGCGTTGAAGACCTTCTTGCTACAAGCAAAAAGACTAGCATCGAAGATTTCGGCTTCGGCAAGGGCTGGGTGATGGTAGCGGAAAGAATGAGCCGGATGCTGTCCAGCATCGACCAGTTAATTGACGCCGGAAAGAACGTGGTGATGATCGCGCACAGCAAGATCGTGCGCTTTGAAGCACCGGATGCACTCGCCGCATACGACCGATACGAACTGAAACTAAGCAAGCAAAGCTCGCCGCTCTTGAAAGAGTTCGCGGATGAACTTTGGTTCTTGCGTTTTAAAACCAAGGTCTCGACAACGGACAGCGGCAAGGGAAAAGGCATCGGCGGCAAGGAGCGGATCCTGTTAACAACGCACAGCGCGGCATACGATGCTAAGACGCGAAGCGGCCTTGCGGAGGAACTACCGCTGGAGTGGGCATCGGTCGCGCATCTATTCGAGGCCGTTGCAACTAAACAGCCAGAGCATATCATTAACGCTAAGAATGTCATCGGCTGGCAAGCACGGCTCGCAGAGCACGAAGGCGCGGTCAATCAGTTTTTGATCGGGCGCGGAGTCTTGACGAGTGAACAGACGTGGCGCGACTGCGCGCCAGAGTATCTGGAGCGAGTTGCGCTTCGCGTCGACCAGTTCATTAATACGGCTATCGAATGGAGGAAGGCCAACTTGTGACAAATACTACCCATTATTTGTAACGGCACTTATACCTTAAGGAATTGAAATAAAATGATTAAAGAAATATCACCTAGCAGTCTTCCAAAACTCGCCGAATGCGCTCTATTTGAAGGCGCAAACGGCACGAGTTCCGCAGCGGAGCGCGGAACGGCAGTTGACGTTGCGATCCGCAACTTAATATTGGCGCAGGACAACGTAACATTCATTGGCGAAGACTCGTCAGCCATCGCCTACGGAGTTGATGAACTGACGCGCCTTGCAAAAGGATCGTTCGTCGAAACTCGCGAGGAGTATCTAGCAATGGCAGTCCCTGGACTCTCGAAACTTGGCACGGCAGACGCAGTCTGCAAGGCCGAGAAATGGGTCGCAGACATCAAGACGGGGCAGTTGCGGAATTACAGAGATCAACTTCAAGCCTACAGTCTGGCCTGCATGGAAGATAACTTTGAAATGTCTTGGACTGCTCATGTTATCTACGTCGATCAAAAGTTAATTCGCAGCTACGACTTCACCTACGAAGAAGCCAAGCAAGGCACGCAGCGCACAATCGACCGCGCAACAAGCGAGGACGCAAAGCCGACGCCTTGTGAGTATTGTAGCTGGTGTAAGCATTACAATAACTGCAACGCCATCGTTAGACAGGCTGAGAGTGCCATCGCGCTTATTCCAGACGTTACCGGCAACAGCATCGATGCGATCCGCCAGCGAATACTCGCAACAGCGGAGAGCATGGGAGCGTTTGCCAAGGAGTGGAAGCTCGCAGAAAAGGAGATCGCGGAGCCGGTGCTAGGTCATCTCAAGACGAGACTCGAAAACGGAGACGAAGTCCCCGGATGGAAACTTACAAGCATGAGCGGACGCAAGTTCGTGGAAGCTGATGCTATCGCAAAAGCCGCTGAAGGTATCACGAAAGAGACATTGATATTAGCTATGGGCGGTAAGATGTCAGAAAAGAGTTACATCGAACTCTGCGCCAATAACGGCGTAGAGCCAGATCAAACAGCAGTACAAACCGGAGCGCATTCGCTCCAACTCAGACAAACAAAAATAAAATAGAAAATACAAAATGCCAACATACAAAGCAAGCGAACCAAAGCAGGCCGCGATTTATTTCGTAGAGCCGGGAACATACGAAGTGGAAATCATTAAGGCCGTCGAGAAGACTTCACAGGCAGGAAACCCAACGATAAAGTTGGATGTTGTCGCCATCCTTGAAGGCGGCACGACAGGGCCGACGATGTGGGAGCACTTAACCTTTACCGCCAAGGCAGGGTGGAAAGTTGATCAAGTGCTATCCAGCATCGGTCGTGCAGTTATCCCAGGCGAAGACGTGAACGTGGAAGCGGAAGACCTGATCGGCGAAAAAGGCGTCTGCGTCATCGGAGTTGAAGCAGGTCAGACCAACCCAGAACACCAGTTCAACTGCGTTGAACGCTGGTTGTTCGGAGACGAGAAAGCCAAGTGGCTTGGCAACCGGCGCAAGCCAGCGGCCAAGACGGACAAGCACATTGTCGCCAAAAGCAACGGCTATATTGCTCAACCCAAAGACGAAACCGACGATATTCCGTTTTAATAGATGAACGGAACTCTCTCGCTCCGGTTGGTTATTTGTATGAATGACTGCCCGATTGGCCTGCGTCTCGAAAGGGGCGACCCGCTGCCAGTTTACCAGCATACATACGATAACACGCCGGACGGGAGAGCACTCGCAGAACAACATTTAGAAAGAATTAAAGACTATGTTCGACGGCATCAAAAGCCTCGCAAAATTAGCAAGTAGGTCACGCGAGCAGATGAACGATATGCAGCAACTCATCGAGTTGCTGACCACGCGAAACGATTACCTTACGCGAGACAATCACGAGCTTCGCGCACAGGTTGCAAGGCTCAACCAACTCCTAACAGGCAAATGAAAGTCTCTCAAGAATGGCGCGGCTATCCGCTCCGGTGCTGGCCAAACCATCAAGACGACTGCGAGCGGTGGGACTACGAGATTCTCATCAACGGCACTTGGCTTGAGGTTGTAACGCAAGCCACGCGGTGGATCGAGGAAGAGGCCGACGAGGTGCTGGTAAGGTATTTACGGAAGAAACAATAAACATTAACTATATATAATAAAAATGATAAAAATACAAGAAAACGATGGCAAAATTTGCGGTCACACCAGGTTCACACTTCACCTTGGAGATTTGTTTTTAGACTCTAGGTATTTTAATACAAAGACGACTTATCAAAACTGCGAGGAAAGACTATCAGGAGCACCAAGGATTTTAGAAAATATTTCCGACGACCTTAGAAAATGCAAGGGTGAGTTTAATGTAACTGATGAGACGTTTACTAGAATCATCGAAAAGGCGAGTCAGCGAATAATATTAGAGGTAAAAAACAAATTCCCATTATGGGCTTCGCAAATGATTCCGTACGCAATCGAGGTAGAGAGATCAATTCAATCAATAGCAAGAGAACAAAAAGCTTTGGCTATTGACGCGATAAAGTCAGGTCATGTTGATGACTACTTAGGAGTTAAGCAACTATGTATGTTCGACGACTTCGACCATGAGGTATATTTGAAGACGACCGATATAGAGTGGCAGGCAACACAGGATGGCGGGTTGCATTGGTTTAAGTTTGGCAATGCAAAGGACTCGATTGCTAGATATAAAGATGAGCAGGTGTCATTGAATCAAAAGCTAACATTCGGCAGGATTAAAAAAATAAGCAAATCAAGATCAAGGGAGTTTGAACGATCAATGAAATCAATTATTGCTCAAAACGCTTTTGAGAGTTTGGAATCAAACAAAAAGGAAAAATTTAAAACAACAGCTAAAAATGCAATCAAGGCATTTGATGCGGCTCTTAAATCTTCATCATTTTAAATTATGGAAATTATTGATAAAAAATATAAAATTCAATCAATGCAAGAGATCAACGATCTTGCATGGAACGGTTACAACGCAGTTTCAACCTTTAGCGGATGTGGGGGGTCTTCTCTTGGATATAAGATGGCAAACTTTAAGGTTCTTTGGGCTAATGAATTTATCGACGCAGCAAGAGAGTGCTATAAAGCAAATCACAAAACTACAATCCTAAACGGAAGGGATATTCGTAAGGTAAGCGGAAGCGATATTCTTAATGCCGTTTCGCTTAATGTTGGTGAGATTGATTTATTCGATGGATCGCCTCCTTGCGCGTCATTTTCGACAGCCGGAAATCGAGAAGATGACTGGGGGAAGGTTAAAAAATACTCAGATAAATCGCAAAGAACAGATGATCTATTTTATGAGTATGCGAGGCTAATAAAAGAGACGCAACCCAAGGTTTTTGTTGCTGAAAACGTCAAGGGAATAACAATGGGAGTTGCAACATCCATGCTTGGATCATTTCAAGATGATATGTTTGACGACCAAAGTAGCACAATAATAAGAACGCTTATGGCTTGCGGATACAAGGTTGATTTTCGAGTTCTTAACTCGGTCAACTATGGAGTCCCTCAAGCTAGACAACGAACAATCTTTATTGGCGTTAGAAATGATCTAGGGTTGCTGCCAAAGTTTCCATTGCAACAAAATACATATTTCACCGCAAATGACGCATTTAATGATTTAATTAACTCAGAAGAAGAAATCAAAGAATCGCAATATAATCCGAACTCGAAAATTTATGGCATGATCAAAAAACTAAAGGAGGGAGAAAGCGGCGACACTCTTCCTGAATCCAACGGTTCATACTTTGGGTTGCAAAGGATAAGGGGAGACAGACCATGCCCTACAATATGCCAGAG